TCCTCGTATTCTCTGATTAATTGTTTAACTTGAGCTTGTTTCACTTTTTCTTTCTGTTCCATTCTGTCTGGAGTATTGTCTTCATCCTCTTTAGCTTTTCTTTTACGTTGAGCTTTAATTCTTTGATAGTGTTCCGGATCTTCGATTTCAAATATTTGATCATAATATTTTGGTGGCTTAAACCTTTTACCTTTGTGTGTTATGAAATCTTTTTTTAAATCATCGGAGAAGTTTTCGAACCATTCTCTTGCTATACCTGGTCTACGACTCATGGTTGTATATTCTGGTTGAACTAAATGTAACTCTCCGTTCTCGTCTGGTTTTACATAGTGATTTTTTCCTTCGTCACCTTCAGCCTGTTCTCCTGTTCTTTTTTTCATTACGTATCGTGCCACGTATGCGGCTGATTCGAACGTTACTGCTCCTACTGTTACGAATCCTTTCCCCCATATCCTTTCCAGGGATGGGGATGTATATAATTTTACGCCTTTTTTTTCTTTTAGAAATTCCAGATCAGGAAACTGATAGCCAAAAAGAATAGCGTGATAGTGAGGCCTTCCAAGAAGGCCTTTGAGTACTTGACCATTTTTCGATCTAACTGAGCCATATTCGCCACAATGATAATACCTAATTTTTCTTGGCCATAATTCTTTCCTGAGCCGTTTCATAAAGTCTTGGTAATCCTTTTTTACCAAGCCACCATCTTTCGGTAGATTCTCGTTGTTATATGTTAGCGTTATGAATGTATTGTCCTGGTGCATTTGTGCCTCGTGTACACATCGGATTGCCCATTCTCGGCTACGCTCTAAACGGCAGTTTACACACTGACCACAGGGTACTTTTACCTCGAGGTCGGTGTATCCGTATGCCTTATTAAATACTATTTTCCGTTTTCCGTTTAGTTCTACCTGTCGAGATCTCCACCCTGTAATTGGGTGGAAGCAACGCATTAGAGACGGGTTCCCCCTCTCATATTGCCTCTCGGCAAATTAAATTTGTGTGTGCGTTGTGTTTGTTTTCCGTATTTACGATTCTGTTTTTTTGATGTTTTGAAACGTTTTTTCATAGTTTGGTTCTACCTTCGAGATTTAATATTCTCCTGTCTAATTTCCACAGGAGTATGAGTATTAATATGTGACTGGCGTCTCCTAATGATTCTAGTGTTTGTAATAACTCCACTTTTACTCTCTTTGTTTCTCTATTTCCAGCTTTGCTTTTAACAATTGTGATTTGAACTCGCGTTCATTTACGAGCTTTACCTCTAACCTATAGATTTTTTTATTTGTTTCTGCAAGTAATTTTTGTATTTTTTGATGAAGTGCCTTCATTTTTTAACCTCTTTGAGTTGTTTTTTTAGGGGATATAACCCCTTGTCCTGACCCCTTCATTTGTTATTTGGTGTCAGTCCGACCAGTTACATCAAGTAGAAACTGGTCGGCCCCCCTCTTTCCCCCCTCCGTTTAACGGGTGGTGGATGCTGTTTTAACCCCGGGGTCGGGGTGTTTTCAGTCCATATTCCCTGGACTGTTGCGGGGCGTCCTGCCCCGCTTTGCTTAGCAAGGGAAAATGCATTTCCCTTATACCCTTAATGGATGTACTAGAGGCCTGCTTTCCGCTCGCGCCTATACGCTGCTCCTCTGTCGCTGCTAAGGCTCGCTTATAGTGTAGTTCAGGCCAAAGTACATCTTTTTGTTTTATTACTCTGTTTCCTCTTTTGAGTCTTCTTGTGACGTTCCACCTTCATCGGTGGTTTGCGATTCCTCTACTGAGCCTATTTCTTTGTTTTTTTGCATTTCTGCTAATTGTTCTGCATTGTTTACTGCATCGATGAATTGACCTGGGTCATTGTTAAATCTATTTCTTGTTTCTGATGGTAGTTGCTCAAATTGTTGTTGTGCATTAGTAACCATATTCATGGCTTCATGAAATGATATTGCTGTTGAATCTTTGAAGTCCTCCGGATTAATTGATGGTAGTGGTTGATTGGATGTTGTATATCGGTTTACCAGGTAGTTAATATCTGTACCTTTTTTGTGTGATTGTTCCGTTAATGATTTTTCGAACTTTTTTTTGGATTTTGCTCGTTTGATTTTTGAATTGAACATTATTTATCTCTCATATCTTTGAATAGTGAATCTATAAGGGATCTTGTTAATCCCTCGCCTTTACCGCCTTTCCTAATTAATTCCAACATTATTGATTGCTGCATTTTTGGATCTAATTTGTTGAACTCCATTATTGATCTTGTGCTTTTTGATGCCTCATTTGCTGTTATAGCACTTTCTGATTTTGTCTTTTGTGTATTTGCTTTTATGAATTCATTTTCGTTTTGAACTTTCCTTATCTGTTGCTCCATCAATTTTATATTCTGATTTATCTGTTTAGTATTCATTGCGCTGTTAGCGCCTGACATTGCGGCTTCGCCTATATTTCCCATAACTGCTGAAGCGCCACCTGGTGATGACGCTCCGCTTCTCGCTGCCAGTATAGGGTTTAGTCCCGCGGACTTTAAATCCTCTACTTGTCTTTGATGTGCTGTACTTGACATTCTTTCCTGGAATGCCATCTGTTCTCTTGCTATTTTAATGTTTGTTTTATTAGCTTTTGATTGACCGGAGGCCCCGAAGAGGCCTCCTATTACTGCTTCTACCCATGACATGTTTTTATCTCCTAGAAATGATCGATCATTCCTGGTGTTCCGTATAAAGGCATTGGACGTGCCATCTTATAATCGAAGTAGAAATCCGCAATGAAATGTGGTTCTGTTGGTGTTGCTATTACCCTATCGATTGGTGGATCATCCTGGATGAATGTATCTCCTAGAGTTGGTAGTGATGTGAATTCCTCACTTAAATGCCAGGCATCTAAAGGAGTTGCATGGTTAGACCTGAATTGTCCTGTAATCATGCTTGGCTTATATCGCATTTCTGAATATCTTTCGTTATATCCGAATACCTCATCATCAGCCGAAGTTCCCTGGTAATATATTTCTTTATTTAATACTGCCTGTTCTCCTATTTGTGCTAATGAAGGCCAGTAGAAATCATATCTTGTTGAATAACTGAAATCCCTTCGGATTCCCTGGCTGTATGTTAGGTCCGCTCTCGCGTTACACAAACCGAGTATCAAACAGTGTTCCGTAAATGACTTCACGAACCCATGTCCGTTGATTGATGCTGTTCCCATTGCTCCTAATTCGCCTGCTGATCCTGCTGCTGTTTCTGCTACTGGAGTAATGTTAATTGGTGTACTTCCACCTCCTAAATATTCTGGGCGATAAGTTACATCGGCGAATTTTACTCCGAAATGACTATTTACCAATTCAGCGTATCTGGAGCCGGATCTGGCGTCTTTTTCTAGAAGTCTTTGTATCTGGAATGATTCACGTAAATCGTTAATTGTTCCCAATACATCACTTGTCATATCTGCATACATCATGCCTGAAGGGGCCGCTGTTACAGATATTTCTGCGGGATCATTTGATATTTTTCGCCAGGCAGTATTTGTACTATCGTATATTCCTAAATCTTGACCTGCTCCACCCTCTGCATAAATTGGCGCATCATTTTGATATGGTATTGCTACTGTATCGGTTTGTTTCTGTGGCCATGGTAGACACGAAGTAAAATAATCGTGTCTTTTTCCTCTATTTTTTAATACGTTTATTAAGTCTGTGCCTGCTACGTCTGGCCCATCGTCTACAGGTACATTAGGTGAATTTTGCAAGTTTTGATCTCGGAACCATTCGTTCCATACCAATGAATAAGCCCTATGGTATAAGCTTTGTACCTCTACGCTAATGCCGATCGGTAGTCCAAAGTAATCGCCCAGGCTACCTGCAGTATGTGTAGTTGTAATAGTTGGTAATGTGTAATCGATTGATGAAGTTGGGTCTTCTTGTTCTCCACAGAATTTCCTAAAATTTTCCCATAGCAATCTGATTGGAATTGCAAAGTAAAATGTATCGAGATACATGTTATCCATAACTGGGAATTCTGGTGTTGCTAATCTCGCGAAACCGCTTGTCCTTAAATTTGCAGTGTCTCCTGGATATACGATATCGGTGAAGATTGGTACGAGCTTTCCGGCATCGAATGTTGTTTTATGTCCGTGAGGTCTTAAGAATGTTGACCTTGGAATACTTACTGTTGGTGTTTTAGCAAATGTATGCTGCATTACTGATTTCATGCTTTTTGTACCTCTGATAGTCCGGTATTGATATATTCAATACCGACGCCCATAGACACTGGCGTATCTAATGAACTGATTTTTCCGTTGTCCTGGTCGTATGATCCAATTTTGAATAATGTATAGTCTTCGGGATGCTTGCTGAACATTGTTTCTTGATTTTGTATGACGTCCTGGAATTCTCTTAATGCTTGACCGTCTTTATCGACGAACCAGGGAGTCATGTATGCTGCTGCTTTTGAATCGTATACTGCGTAGATATTTTTCATTTTTAACTTTCCTCGTATTCTCTGATTAATTGTTTAACTTGAGCTTGTTTCACTTTTTCTTTCTGTTCCATTCTGTCTGGAGTATTGTCTTCATCCTCTTTAGCTTTTCTTTTACGTTGAGCTTTAATTC